TCATCAAACTCGGAGAATTGTTCTAACATCAAAGTAGACAGATCACAATCAAAGTTTTTAGTTTCGTGACCAAAAATTTTAATCTGTCCAGATTCCAAAAGTTCAAATTCTTTATCTACCGTAGATTCCACAACAAGTGGTGCAGCAGAACCAGCATCAAGTTTTGGTGTGTTTACCTGAGTTGGTTCTGTAATTGGTTCTTCGACAACTTCACTAAGCCATTTTTTGCTTATGCCATTGGAAGAGGCAACAGTGATGTAATTTGCACCACGGTCAATAATTTTTAGCTTTTCGCCGGTTTTCGCGTCCTCGACAAGTGATCCAATAAGAAAAATTTCATTGGATATATATCGTTCACGTAAAGTTTTTTCTGTGTCTTTATTGCTCATTGCGTCATCAGTAAATGTTGATAATAGTATATTTAATCAATGTTTATTTTCGATAACACTAATATTCATTGATTCTTTTATATATTTAGATAAGTCAGATGTTGATCCAACAAAAACTGCTGTGTTATTGGTAATTTGTCCAACGGAATTTTGTTGGTTTATCGCCAATGGGTCGTTATTAGGTTTATGAGCAACTTCACACTCAAGTAATGTTGTATTAGTGTTAACTAACGTTTTAATCATGTCAGACACCACGGTAAAATCTTTACCTGCTTCTGTACTATTAGCAATCGTAATCATGCTATCTAACGCATTGTTTCCTTTTTCAATAAGGGCTACAATGTTTGCTTTGACGTATGCCCGCTGAGTTTCTAGTGTATCAATAGAATCTATTTTAGCTGCTATTTTTAATTCGCCTTCAGATTTATCAGTATGAGTTAACTCTACATCAAAAATATCAGATAATGATTTGTTTATGTTTGGGGTGATCATATAGAAATTCCAATATCAAAATCTGTTAATGGATCACGACTTACCCAACCATCGGGCATAGTGTATGGATCAGTTGCATCAGCTTCAGTTGGATCAATCTCAACAGAATATTTATTATTATTTAAATTGACATTTACTTTTTTGATAATACTTGATGGTGCGCCGTTTTGAAAATGATTTTCTGTATCAATAGTTCCAAAAAATGGACCATAGTAGTTCATTTTTAAAGTAAACGAGTATGTTGTGATAATATATCGACGATCTTCAAACCCACCATCATACGAGTCGTCTGTATTCAGTGAATTTAATGTAAGTTGACAATCTTGAACTACATCTGGATTTTGTAAAACTTTGATTGATAAATTCATATCGGGCGTGAAGTATGGTACTATCTGCTCAATAATTTGTAAATTATCTTCTTGTGTGCGCGTGAATGAGTATAAGTTAAATGACAAGTTATATGGTACTGGAGAATACGCATGCACATTTCTACCTTCACGCACTGAAATTGTTTTATTTGTCTTGTTTAATTGGCGCGATGAATCATAGTCTGTACCCACAATTTCAAATGCCATTCGTGGTAAAATAATTTGTATATCTTCATTTAAACCGGGGTCTTGTTGCAATCTTACAATAAATTTTTCTTTGTTTGCGTATGCAACGGGAATATTAACAATTTTTTTGGTAGTGCCGGTAGCGTCTTTTGTAACACAAAAGACGCTTGAGAATAGGCCACCAAATGCAACTACCATTTTTCTAGTAATTCCGTGGTATTGTGGTATTTTAGAAAGCATTAGAATTTTTCTCCAAAAGGATTATCGGCAGAAAAATTCATGATTTCCATAAATTCTTTTTTTATCGCGTCATTGTCACCAAAACCAATAACATCATCGAACGGGCTGGAAACTTGATATGATTCATCCAGTAGAACCCCACCATCTTCGCACAATATAGCAAACCCATTTTCCATAAGTATTCCTGTGTTTAATCTATCTAAATTGATATTAAACATAGAATCAACTTCTTGGTTTCCTGTAGAGAATTTTTCATTATTGAGTTGGACGAGTTCACAACGCAATGACCAGACAAATTTCTTGTTTAATTGATAAAACGATGGTGCCTCGTCTTCTACAAATTTTATTTCAAATAGTGATTTTGAAAATGGTGCAAATATTAAATCACCCTCACATGGTCGATATTTTATTTTTTCGTTTCTATCGCTTGGTATAATAGGAACAACAGCATCATGATATCTTTTACGTGATATCACAAAAGATGCTGTATCTCTAATTTCCATACCAAATTTAGACAACATTTCAGACTCACCACCGTATCCGGTAACATCAGAAAGATACATTTCAATTTCTGCATACGATTGGAATGAAGATAAAACATCTTCACCAAAAATTTGGTCAAATTTTGTGCTTAATGTGCGTGGAATATAATAATAGTTTTGCCCCGATATCTGAATATTTTCGATAATTAGACTCTCATACAAATCTTGTGTAGGAGCATATCCTGTAGTTGCCGATGTTAAATATGGGTTGATCATGTTTCGCTCAAAAATAGGTTTCTTTCTGCAATTCTTCGACGAGTTAAACCCCGAAGAACTTTACCACCGGCTTTATTCCATTTTAGAAATTCATCGGCAATATCAATTAGTTGTTCATTTCTATTTAATTTGCGCATAAGAGTGGATGCTTGTAAATTACCTAAGCCAATATTAAATGCCAAACTAACTAAAGCCCCAAATTGGTTATCACTAACACTTATTTTTAATAAACGCATTACACCTACGGCAAACTTATCCAAATCTCGTTTATGCAATTCGTGGGCCGCATGTAAAGTAATTGCCGGATATTTGTACAAATCTTCCCACTTCACTTTTGATAATAGATGTCCCACACCAATAGTAGGATACCCTACAGCATCATGATATGGGTACACCATACCATCACTACCAATACGATACATTCTTTCAAATGATATAATCATATCAACAGCAACAGAACATACTTCTCTGACGCCTGTGTATACAGTTTTAATAGATTCAGGAGATTTCTGTGGTAGAGGTTTAGATAAACGCGATATTAACTCTTCAAATGCGTTCATCCCCCACCCGCTTTACCTGTAGATGCGCTACCTCCAAAAGTAGCCTTTGCAGTTCTAGAACCAAAATAATATCCTAATACCAGAAATAAAATTCCAAGATCGTTTTCGGTCCAAATTGTATCAAGAGCTAATTGCCAAGTTGCATGATCTAAACTAGCCACAGAAAACAGTGCCCATTTGTAAAATAGATAAAAACCAACTACAGCATAAGTCACTGCTGGTCGAACAAATCCAGAAATAAACTCAAGTACCGCAAACATATAAAAAACAGGAACAATTATTAATCTGGGCCAATCTTTAGCAGCATCTAAAATCTGAACACCAAACGACATTGATGGTTTTTGAAGTACGGCTTGTTCATAATTGTCGGAGACAATAGCAATTTCTTCCATGCGATACAGGTGTTCACTTTTAGCAGCATCTGCTTGTAAAGCAAGCATTGCTAATTCATGAACATTATCTTGTTGCTGTCTAAAATATTTTATAAATTCGGGAACAAATGGACCCAAAAATCCAAGTATTGCTGATAAAATAGTTAACATTAATTCTCCACTTCTTGTATTTTGCCAATGTAAAATTCTGAAATTTTTTCGACAAATTTCGCACCACTGAAAGAAGCAGCAATAACAATTGATATTTGTGCCCAAATACTAAAATCATTCTGTTGTGCAATAGCTACAGATAAAACTCCAGCTAACCAAGAACCTAACATATGTGACGCGACAAATAATACGGGTCTAGGTAAAGATTTATCCTTGTCTTTGTGTCTTTTAAGTTCTGAATCGATTCTTATCGTAAGTGCAGTTAATCCAGATAATGTAGATATAACTAACATCACTAAAACATGAACTCCAGTCACGCCAATAAAAGGGTCAACAGTGCCCGTAACAACTGCCGCAGTAACTGACAGAGGCCATAAAAGAAACAATACTATTTTTGTTATTGTGTAAATGTACCATTGAGCCACGAAGTTCCCCTATTTCTTGCAAAAATGTCTAGAATAGCAAGACACGCAGCTACCGTGCCATCAAGCCATAATCGACATATACTCATTGTGACCCCAAATGCATCAAGGGCGCTTACCGATATTGAAAATGAAATAAAAGATAAACCCATGTAAATAATATGCCTATAATCATATAAAAATTTAAATACAAATTTATCTGGCGCAAAATCATTGATAAACATATCGATGATTGCTATAAAACATATACCCATAGTAATGTAGGGTAAATAATATGGTGCAAGTGTTATAATAGCTGCTTTATTGTATGACGATGTTGTATCGAAAACCATAGCCAACACGCTGAAAAAAATAGATAGAACAACGTAAAGTCTTGCAACCATATATCGACGATATATAAGCTTTGGTGCTTCCTTGAGAGTTTCAATATTTACACCTTTGCGCCGATCACTTGAATCATATATAGTATACATATTTATCCTATAAATCCTACAGCTGGAATTTCATATGATTCTCTAATTTCAGACTCGGCTGACTCAATTTCAGCTACAGCCTGTGCCATCAATGTTGTTGCGTCTACAGTAACCCCACCTAAAAGCTGAATTCCTTGATATTTCTGACAGTTAGACGCCCAATTATATTTTAATTTTGCAGTCACTAATTTCTTTAACATTCTATCGTTATATATACTTGTGAAAACTTCTGGATCAAGAATTCTATAACATTCAAAAATAAGAAATCCATCAATCTGCGCAGTTGTCCAATCAAAATCTAAATATATTTTTGATGTTTTTCTGTTAAATCTGACTGAATCTATTGGGCGTAAGATTTGATCTATCATACTAATATGTGACATTAGTTGTGAATAGTATATCATTGACGAAGAACCCAAATCCTGAAATGTCGTCATGATAACTTGATATTGTGGGTCAAACATATATGTTGACTTATTCGTGACATGCCACCAAGGTATAGCACGAATAATGCCCGTAACCATATCAGATATAGGAACACAACGATTTTCAATATCTCCCTGTATTTTAGCTATGACTGTTGTTGTCGCACCAGATGTTTTTCCTGTGATATATTCAAGGGGCAAAAATTGTGCTTCCTGTATACCAGATTTGTATACAGTTTTTGTGATAAGTTTATTATTAATTGCATCAATACTATTAATTTGAAATGATGCCCCAGAAGCAGATTGTACAATCTCACCAACAATAAAATTATCAATCGATGTAACAATAATATTTGTGCCAGTAATTCTATGTTTTAGATAAACACGTTCTGTGCCGTCATAGTGAAAATCTTGAAAATATTGTAAAGCCTCATCTACACGATCTTCAATTTGTTCAGGTGCAAGTTCAATATTAATTACCGGAGCACCTAATTTTCTAAGCGCATATTGCACTAAATCTGTTCTTGATTGTATAGACATATTATTCTTGAAAAAAGTTAAGCCAAGCAATATTTGTTCGACTTGTTAAAATGACAAAATTGTAAATATTTATACCACCAATATATAATGCAGGTATACTTAAAAAGTTATTTAATGTGGTAAATAGTAACCATGTGCATAAAAGACTGGCAACCCAAGACATAACAATTCTTAGAATAATTAATTCATATTTGTATGTACTACCAATTCCTTGAAAAAGTCCTATCACAAATAAAGCGATAATCATAAAATATGAATTGTCTCCAATTCCTATATTAGATATAAACAAAAATAAAGCAACTGAAAAAAATGCGATTGATGAAGAACGTTCTACAAAAATTGTAGTGTCTTTATTTTCTTGTAACATTATGCTGTCCTATGCCAAAAATCTTGCATTTGCACACGCTCAAATGTGGATTCGTTATTTCGAATTAAATCATTGTTTGGAATGACTTGTGGTGATGGATTACTATTACCACCATTATTTGTAGTATTATTTAAAACAACCGGTGTATTCGATGTGTTAGATAGTTCTGCTTGTTTTTCTTTCGCCGTAGTAAGCGCATTTATTTGTGTAGCATTTGTCATTTTTGCTGCTTGAATATCAGGAATTTTTGACAATGTATCCGCGCCCAAAAGTTTTTCTGTCTTGTTTTCAGATGTCTGTGGGGTTATATTTCTTCTAATTTCTTCAGAAGAAATTCCAGCAGACGACTTCATTTTAGATATCCCCTTTTCTTCTAAAGGCATCTTAGATTTTTGATCATCCGATGTAAGATGTTGATACAACTTATATCCACCATACCCTGCCGCACCAACAAGGCCAGCAGCGGCAGCAACTGGTGCCGCTGCTACTGCCCCGGCAGCAAGACTAGAAGCACCAGCAGCAATTGCACCACCAACAGCACCAGCGGAACCAACTACTCGCGCTGCTGTTCCTAGCCGACCAACGGTACTAGCAACACCACCAACAGTATCAACAGCTTTAGCAACACCACCAACAGTATCAACAGCTTTAGCAACACCACCAACAGTATCAACAGCTTTAGCAACACCACCAACAGCTTTTGGGATATATGATGCTTTTTCTCCACCTTTAGTTAATAATTTCGATATGCCATTTCTGACAGCACTGACACCACGACCACCAACATAACCAATTTTTTCGGATACAGTCTTACTCGCATCACCCATACCGGGTATACGTGACTTAATACCATCGAATACATTAGATTTTACTTTATTGATTAGAGTATCTAAAACATCATTATTATTAGCTTTTTTATCAATTAAATTATCTACAACATCATTATTATTTTTAACTGTTTCTGGTTCAGTTTTTTTATCCGTAATAGTGTTTGTTTTTTTTATTTCATCTAATATTTCTTGCTGAATATTTAAATTATCTTCTGTTCTTTTCTGAACTAAATTTTCATTTTCTTTGGCAGACTCGGAAGTGTTTTCAGTTGATATTTTAGTAATAACTTCTTCTTTGGCGGATTCAGTGTTATTATCTTTTGTTACAATAGTAGGTTTTTGTGATCTTGGTTTTTTTTCTACAGTAGTGAAAATTTGAGCACTGTCTTTAGTTGCATTAAGGTCTAAAGAAAGGTCACCAAGAATATCTTTAAAAACTTTAGAAATATCAGACTTTTTAGGTCTAGGTTTTACTTTTGGTTCGGGCGATGTTGTATTTGTTGGTGTACTTTTTTTATCAACAAAAGGATCATTTTCTACAGGAGAATTTTCTGATTCCGTGTCTTCTAGACCAATAAATTTTTTAGTTTTGGTGACAAATTTATCAATCAAAGCATCATCAAAAATTTTAGATAGAAATGATCCACCAATAGAACCGACAGCGGTTTTTACAGATGGCATACCGGTCATAGGATCGATAAATGTTGGTTTGGATGCCCCAGCACCAAAAACATTTTGTGTGCCGCCTTGCCCCATTCCACTACCTCTGATCACCATTTCTTCAAGAACATTTACAGTTCTTTGAGTGTTGGTTTCAATTTTATTCAGTGATGTGCTGGAAAATGATGAATCAGTCGTATTCTCTGGAGTCTGTGTTGAACTATTAGTCTGTGATGAACTATTAGTCTGTGATGAACTATTAGTCTGTGATGAATACGCATTAAAATGTTTACCAAAATCGTTAAATATATTAGACGATTTTGTTTTTTCTATTCCATCTTTTTCTATAGCTTTGGAAATCTTATCAAGAATCCTGACCATTTCATCATCTATTTTTTTGGTAGATGCGTTGCCACCTAGTTTTGCCGAAACGTCATTTCGAAAATCTCCGGCAGAATCTGATTTTGCGTATGCTTTTAACTTTTCTTTGTTTGCAGTTTCTAAATGAAAACTATGCAGCATAGTCTGCGCCATATCTGCTAAAATCGGTGAACGATATGACAAGTTAGCAATACCTTGCTCGGCTATTCGCGAAAACGCACCATCAGGTTTTGTTAAATTTGATGGGTGGTATGCACGAATAGAATTTTTTGCAGCACCAATAACCGTCGATGATATGGCAGAAAGAGCAGTTTTAAACATGTAAATATTGTGTTGATATTATTATATTTAACACGTTATTAATTAATTAATTGATGATAGATTTGCCCGCAGCAATATATGCATCTTTTACTGCATTACTACGAATACCCGGCTTTCCAACAGTACCCCATTTATCGTCTGCCCATAAAAAAGCCAAAATCATTTCAACTTCTTTGTTACTTTGTGCAAAATTAACAAAGGGTGTTGGGTCTTGTAAATAAGAGCCTCCCGGAACTAAAATAGTAGTTTGATTTGGTTTCAAACTTCTTTTTAGTTTTTGATATCCTTCAGATAGAATAGAAGACTTTTTGTCGTAATCGTCATAACCAATAACGTCATACATATCTTGCCCGGTGTACTCATCACCAGATGCGTATATGACTGCATATTTTGCATGGTTTAATTCTGAAAACTCTGATACAACTTTTTTAATTAAAGTTAAAGCAGAGGTCAAAACACCAATATCCACAACGTTATTGTTAGGCTCGTCAATTGGATAGATGTACTTGATATAAGAAATTGCCCCAGAATCTTTCAAAAGAGTTAAAAATTCACGAAGTCTAGTTTCTGCATCAACTCTTACAGTGTTTAATTTACTTTCTCCCACAAGTTCAAAAACTTGATAATGAACATCTAAGATTGTTGGCATTTTTGCAGATAAGATATCTGCAATACTTTTATCTGGACCATCCCATTGAGAACACATAAAAACATTAATATGATCCCGTGTTTCTTCTACTTGACTATCTGTAGAACCATAGTAACCAAATAAAAGATCGTCTCTTTTGGTTGTTGGTGTTGGCACAGAAATATCAGAATACTTTCTATATTTCTTAGAATAAGCCTTGAGCAAAATTGCGGCAAGACCAATCACAACAACACATATAATCAAAAATTCAATATTTTCAAACATATTAAATTACCCAAACAGCAGCTTGTGCCGCACCAGACAATGCTAATGCCTCGCCAAGTTCAGCAATAGTCACCGAAACAGGAGTGTTGTCAGCCAAAACCCAAGTAATTTCCGATACACCAGCAGCTTGCAACCCTAAAATACCACGGGCCATACGATTCTGGCTTTGCTCATCACCATTAAATTTTTTACCGCTTGCAGTTGTAATAATGATAGCATCAACCAACGATTGTCGTTCGATCTTACCCGCCTCACGAATTGCAGTAGCACCCAATACTTTAGCAGACAACATACTTTTGGAAGTGATACCAAAAGCAATTGCAGAAGCCTCATCCAACCAACCAACACCCGGAATACCAGCCCATTCTAAATTAGCAATATCACTATCAGATGCTGTTCGCATACTAGAAATTGGCCCCCAAATTTCTGGTAGTTGTCTGTAATCATTTGCAGTATTAGTTAATAGATCACACACATAATAAAACTTTTTGTTAATCATTTTTAGACTTTCTATGTTCGTAAGGGCATGTCATGGTGTAAGATTTCTTTTGATGAAAAAATTTTCTATAATAATGTTTCATTCTTGATGGAAAATTATGTATGTGGTTATCAATTTCTTTTTCTGTTGCTTTATCACATTCAGCTGTGAAATTTTCTCTTTTATATGGGAAAACATGTAAAAGAGGCGTTCCCGCATAAATGGTAAATTCACATTCTTTGATAGGGGAAAAAACAAAATTAATTGTGTTAAACTTATCATAGTCTACAATTCCGGGATACACAAATAATTTGTCTAGAAAATCGGAATGCATTAATGCAGGAAGAACTAATGCGGAATATCCCGGTGCAGTCCCGACTGACCAAGGCAAAGGAATTTTTCCAGCATATTTTTTAACATCACCACTATCAATAATACCGTCAACCATTTTGAAATCAAATATTGCAGGCTGAAGACCTTGAGTGGCCCCCGGCATAGGTAAAAGAGTAACAACCACACCAACTTTATTTGCTTTAATATGTATATCTGTATGAGCAGTAATAATATATCCCGCTCTAAGATAATCAAACATACCGGGACATTTATTGACGCTATTTTCTGGTAATTGTCTACGAACCCAATCTGGCTTAATTTTCGATGCCATTGTAACTGGAGTAGCAACAGAAAAATTTCCAATAAAGGATTTAAATTTGATTGTAAATTTTGGAGTAAACCATTTTTTTAAAAATTTCATTTAATTCTTTCTTCACGCAATTCATGTGTATATACATTTCGTCTAGACACTTGTTTTAAGTGAATTTTTTCGATATCTCGGGCTTCTTTTTCAGTCATTTTTCTAACATTGGCCGATCTTGGCATATCAGATCGTTTAATAGGTATGCAGGTTACTAATGGTGTTCCAGCAGGCAAAATATCGTCATGGTCTTTAATGTGCCAAATACCCGGAAAGTTCACTTCTTTAGGATATTTATCAGTGTCAACAAGTCCAGAAAAACATGTGAATCTTGGTTCAATCACGTTTAATGGTGGAATAAACATAGTGGAATATCCCGGAGCAGTTTTTATTACCCACTTATTAATAAACTTAATTGCAGGTCCGGGAAAAGATGGTGAAGTTTTTCCTCCCAATTGCTGCATATCGTGAAAATTTATAACAGCATCTAATGGGTTGTGCCCAGCTTCTATTAATGAGCCATCTTTGTTAGTTCTAATATTTACATCTGCAAATAAAGGAATAATAAATCCCATTGACATCACATCCAGCATAGGTATGCATTTTTTTGCTGTCATAGCTTTAGCACCCATTTGATCTCTGGCAGAAATGCTAGTTGGAATTTTTTTAAACCAATCCGGCATCATTTTATATGCGGGAACAGGTTCAGGAATCACCCCGAAAAATTTAGGATCACAGTAAAATTCAATAAGTGGTGTTTTAAAAAACAATTTTAAATTCATACTAATTTTTTTCCCAAAGCCCATGTTACTAGAGAAAGTCTAGTACCAGAAGTTACTGGAGCAACTTTATGTGGTATGTGTGAATAAAATGCAACCAGATCGCCTTTTTTTGGTTTAGTTGCATGACCCGTATTTTGGTCCCCAGCAACATTAAACATTAAATCACCACCCTCGTAATCTTCTGGATTAGTAAGCATCAGACTAAACGATAGTTTTCTATACTTGTTTGGGTGTTCTGGGTTTAAAATTGTGTCAGTATGCCAATTATAATGTCCGTCAACCTCATATTTTGAATATTGGAAACCATCAAATCGATCTAAATCCAATTGAAATTTATCAAAATTAATTCGACCAACAATTGTATTCATTCTTTCAAAAATCCACTTTGCATCTTCTGTTGGTTGAATCCATACAATTTTAGTGTCTCTGATAGATGTGTCGGTTCGCGTTGGATTATTTTTTCCACCACCAACACCAGCATCTTTAAATTCAGCCAATTCACCAAATTGAATAATCTGATCGCACTCTTCGATTGTGTATGCACCACTCCATATCACAAAATTTTCGATTGGTGGTTTGTATATATCAATATTTCTCATTATAACCCTTTTATTAAATATTCTCTATATTTATGTATCCACCAGCTGGGACTGTAACATAAATTCCTGTCGGACTAGAGGATAAAGCTGTTGATGTCGCAGCAACAACTGGAGCCAGCGAATCAGAATTTCCTGCTAAAAAGTATACGCCACCAATATTTGATGGTGTCCCAGCACTACCCGGATAATATGTATTATAGTATGGTGAATAATAAGCATTACCGGGTGATGTGCTATAGTAATCAGTACCAGCCACAGAATAAGCATTACCGGGTGTATAGTAATCAGTACCAGCCACAGAATAAGCATTACCGGGTGTTACTACCTCCCCACCGGGCTGCATAACTTCTTCAGGTGGGT